CGGTTATGCAACAATTGACACCAATGGAAATAATCTTAGGGGAAAGTTTATTGACGCCAGGATTACAAACAGCAGTAAGATTTCATAGTGCATTACATCATTTAAATCCCGATACTGAACAGCCTAAAAATTTAGATGCTCTTAAAGGATCGACAATTTTAATTCAACTAGAAAAGCTGTCTCTATCTGAATTTGGCATATCTCCTAGAATGATAATAAGTCAACCAGTATATAGGATGGATAGAAGACATCTCTACAATAACAATACAGAAGACTTTACAATTCATGCTTGCCATCAAACACTATTAGATGATGCAGCAACACTTGTAAGTAAATCTTGGAAATCTACACCATCCAGTGTAGTCAGTGAAGTGTTAAGTTCATGTGCTGGTGCTAAAAATCTTGATATTCAAAGTTCTATGCCACCAAGAGATTATATTGCAGAAAATATTCATCCATTTCAGGTTGTCACTCAACAAGCAAATGTTGCTTTAGATGGGAATGATCCTTCATTCGTCCATTATATGACATATAAGATTGATGATGGTGATGGGACTCATCATTTCAGGTCTTTGAAAAATTTAACATCACAATCAAATATATTTGGGAACAGAGCATTCAATTTTCAAGAAACTGGATCATCAGCAGGATATGCAAATCCTTTTGGAATTACGACACATTCATTTCCATGTGACTTTGATCTTCTTACAGATTTGTTGAATGGGGTGAATCAAAATATATCTGTTATAGCGGTAAATCCATTAAAAGGTATGATAAGCCTATTAGGCAATCAAACTATAGGATGTGGGGCAGGTGCTGGTGTTCTAAAATCTGTATTGTCTAATGTAGGTTCAGCATCACAACAAAATGCGCGTGAAGATCAGTCTGCTAAATATGCACAACTAAGACAAGCAAGAATGTCTCTTATTGATCAAAATAGAATAGCATTGAGAATGACAGTTCCTTGGAATCCAGATTTACACGCAGGAAAAATGATTAGATTAGAACTATGGAATAAGATGGCTATAAATGATAGTAATTTTGTTCCAAATTATGGAACAGGAGATTATTTAATTGTTAGCATGACACATAATATTAAATATGGTGGATATGGCACAACTACAGTTGATTGTGTAAGCAGAAGTATTGGAGAGGGAGTAGTTTAATGTCATTAGGTGGTCCAAAAGATTTCACACAAATTTTCAGCATTGGTCGTGTTGTTGGTAATGGAACAGAAGACAGCCCTACAGGAATACAAGATTCAACTATGTCTGGAAATATGCAGATAGCATTTCCAGAGCATGGGCAAGGGGTTGATCCACAACATATTGCATTAAGCACATCTGTTGGAACAAAACACGGCCAGAATATGAGACCGTTTGATAACGGACAATTGGTGCTTGCATTGAAAACTACAGGTAGAAATGATTGTATCATATTAGGTCCAATGACGGATATTCTTCATGATAAAGAAGGTATGCCAGGAAATATGTCTGGATGGTCGTGGTTCTCCCCAGGAGAGGCTGCAATAAATTGGCCTTCACAGAATATAAATGAAGTTGATGGATATGAAGATGCTAGAGGATTAAAAACTCAGAAGAATAAACAAGGTAAAGTATATAAACATTCAAATAGAAGATATAAAATTACAAACGGCGAATATGCAGAAACTGTTGGAAGAAAATTACCATCTATAGGCCAAATTCCAACTGCACTAGCACAATTTGCTGGAATATTAAATCCATCGTCATTTGGTTCATTGCCCGGATTAAATTTGAATCTAGGTAAATCTCTTAAGAATTTAAGTAATGAAAATAAGAAAAAGATTCAAGATTCTATTCCTCCTGAAATTTGGGAAATATTATTAGCACTCATTGATGATCTGAAAGAAGAACAAGACACAATATCATACATATCAGATAGACGAGTGAATGAAGAAGTTTTCATTGAAAATGCTGTCGCATTATTATCTCAGGTAACATCGGTTGCAGATATTATGACAGTCTTCAATAGATTAATTTCCGATGAAAGTTTATATGGACTAGATAAACTAGATAATATCGTGATAGAAATAGAAACTGCATTTGGAAATATTCAACAGATAGTTTCAGCAACAGGAAATGTCACTCAGAATGTAAGCAATACAGTTGCTAATACCAGAAATACTATGCTAAATTCTATGATGTCTGCCGCATCATTCCCTGCTGGTCTTGGAGACAATATCTTTGGTAAAGATGCATCACAGATATTTAATATGATTAATAGAGTTGCACCACAAGCCCAAGCAGCATTGAGAAGTGCTGCATCAAGAGCGGGTAATAGTTCCAATAGACAAAAAAATAACATAGGAACTAATAAATCTTCTGGTCAAGATGATGGTAAACCAAATAGCGGAGATATATCAAACTGGGGATGATATCTATAATAGGAGGCAATTACTAAAATGACAGTTCCAACAAACACAAATAAACCAAATAAAACCGAACAGTATAAAAGTCTTGGTGATCCAAGACAAAATCCTAATGCCAACAAGTACGGTTTTCAGGATGTGATGATTACTAGGTCTGGACATTCATTAGTCAAAAATGATGTTAAAGATCATGAATATATCGCATTTCAACATAGAAGTGGTACTGGATGGATTTATAATCCAGATGGTTCTGCTAAAATGACAGTATTCAATGGATTCTATAATGATATTAGAGGCGAATATAGAATTAATACATCTGGAACTTTTGATGTTCGATCTGAAGTAGATGCTACACTAAGAGCAGAAGGCAATTTTGATGTTACCGCCACACAGATGAATACTTCAACACATGATTCATATAACATGGTTGTGGGTGCTAATATGAATAGTATGGTCGGAGGAAAAACTAACATGATTTCCGGCGAAGGGTTTCAAGTATTTGGTGCCGGTGGTTCTCCAGTAGAAATAACTTCATCAGAGGGTGCAGTTACATTACAAGGTGCTAATGCCACTATTCACGCAAAAAGTCCTGCTGGTGGACTGGCGTCAATTGCTGGTGCACAAGTAAGTGTTCGTTCAGATAAACAAGATGTTGCAATTGGATCAGCAGCAACAGTATCAATCTCCACTGAAGGTGGAGATGTCTTTATTGATGCTGGTGAGGGAAATGTATATATCAATTGTGGCCCTGGTATCAAACCACAGCAACAAGTAGCAGCAAAAATTAGACCTCCTGAAAAAATAGCAGAAAAACCAAATCCATTATATCCAACTACCATCCTACAGGCTTAGACACTAGGGGAATTCTATAAATAATATATGGCACAAAACATAGTAAGAAAACCAGACTATTCAGACTTGGACTTAGACTTTATCGCACATCCTACAACGGGTGATGTGGTAAAGAAAACTGGCGTTGATGCAATCAAACGATCTGTTAGAAATCTTATACTAACCAATTTCTATGATCGTCCATTCAGGTCTTATATAGGCTCTAACGCCCAGAAGATTCTTTTTGATAATATAAATATATTTACTGCGACATTCCTAAGAGATGCTATTGCCGAAGTCATAAGAAACTTTGAACCTAGAGTTAGACTTCCAGATACAGAAATGAATGATAATGGCATTGAAGTCTCGGTCGATCCTGACCAAAATGGATATAATGTAAGAATAACTTTCATTATTGTAAATCGTGGAGAACCCGCAACAATAAATCTATTCCTAGAAAGATTGAGATAAATGGCCACAGAAAAAGCAGCACTAAAAGTTACGGAATTAGATTTCGATGGTATCAAAAATAATCTAAAACAATATCTGAGATCACAATCGGAATTCCAGGACTATGATTTTGAAGGTTCTGGTATGTCTGTGTTGCTGGACATTCTAGCATACAACACCCATTATATGGCATACTATCTCAATATGGTCGGAAACGAAATGTTTCTTGATTCTGCACAATTGAAAGATTCAATCATTTCTCATGCAAAATTAATGAACTATGTGCCAGGAAGTAGACAAGGAGCTCTATCCAAAGTCAATATCACTGTTACTCCTTCTAACGATGAAGCTGTTTTCGATCCAAGCACATCTCTTACACTCAGCAAATATACTAGATTCATGGGAACTGATAGAGATGGTATCAATTATCCTTTTATAGCAATCAATTCAAATACTGTAACAAAAACTTCTGGTGCATTCTTTTTTTCCAATGTTTACATCAAACAGGGTGAGGTCATCACACTTCAATATCTGGTGGATTCATCAAATGAAAAAAGAAAGTTTGATATTCCATCAAGAAATGTTGATACAACATCGATCCAGGTATTAGTTCAAGAATCAACAACCAACACAGATGTTTTGGTTTATGAACAAGCACAAGATATCACAGAACTAACAGCAAATTCAAAAGTGTACTTCTTGGAAGAAAACGAGAAACAAGAATATACACTATATTTTGGTGATAATTATCTGGGTAAAAAACCTAAAGATGGTAATGTAGTTGTCGTTACATATCTAGATAATGTGGGTGAAGTATCAAACAACATCTCTTCTTTCGTAAATCTTACACCTATTGGC